GTGGACCCAAAGGCTGAGATGTGGAAGTTGGACTCCACATTTGTGGGCAGGTACGCAGAACAAGATGCGTCTGTTACCTTACGTCTGTGGGATAGGTTACGGGCTGACCTTGTAAGCGACGAATGCACAGGCATATTTGATCTAGAGTCAAGCCTGTTGCCAGTTCTTTTGGACATGAAAACTCGCGGTGTACGGGTTGACATTAACAAAGCTGAACGTGTGCAGAAAGATTTAAAGCAACGTGAAGATGTCTTGTTAGCGGAAATAAAGGATCTTACCCAAGTCAATGTCGAACCGTGGGTCGCCACATCTATAGCAAAGGCGTTCGATGCCGTTGGGTTGACGTATGATAGGACAGAAAAAACGAATGCGCCTGCCTTTACAAAACAGTTTCTTGCGAACCATGACCACCCACTTCCGCAAAAGATTTTGCGACTTCGTGAGTTTAACAAAGCCAACACGACTTTTGTTGAGACTATACTTCAGCATTCGCATAATGGTCGTATCCATTGTGATTTTAATCCTCTTCGTTCAGATGAAGGGGGCACAGTCACAGGACGATTTTCTTCGTCCAACCCGAACCTCCAGCAAATCCCGGCAAGAGATCCAGAAATCAAAGCGATGATTCGTGGTTTGTTCATCCCAGAAGAGGGATGTAAGTGGGGTTCTTTTGACTATGCCTCACAAGAACCACGCTGGCTTGCCCATTATTGTTCTACACTAAAAGGTGCAAATCGTCATCCACAAATTGATGACGTTGTAAAAATGTACAACGAAGGTGAAGCTGACTTTCATCAGATGGTGGCTGACATTGCTGGTATCAGCCGCAAGCAAGCTAAGACAGTTAACCTTGGAATTATGTACGGCATGGGGCGCGGCAAGCTGGCTGGTGTGATGGATATCACAGAAGATGAAGCCAAAGAATTGTTAGGTCAGTACCATGACAAAGTTCCTTTTGTAAAAGGCATAGCTGATTTTGCAATGGACAGGGCACAAACCATAGGACATATCCGAACGTGCTTGGGCCGTAAGTGTAGGTTTGACATGTGGCAACCTAAGTCATACGGTTATAATAAAGCCTTACCACTGGAAGAAGCAGCGAAAGAATATGGTGGTAAAGCTGCCATCAAACGTGCTTTTACATACAAGGCATTGAACAGATTAATTCAAGGGTCAAGTGCAGACCAAACAAAGAAAGCAATGGTTGATTGTTATGCAGAGGGGCTGCTTCCAATGCTGACAGTGCACGATGAACTTTGTTTTAACATCGAGAGTCAGGAACAAGCGGACCGGATAGTAGAAATCATGAAAACTTGCGTTCCTAATTTGAACATACCGTTTGAAGTTGATTCCGCAATCGTAGATAACTGGGGGGAGGTGGAGTAAATTATGTTTACCGCAATCTTGGTAGCCTGTCACGCATACACAAATGTGGGCTGCTTTATGCTGACTGACGACAGAGGCCCATACAAAACTATGGAACAGTGTGAAGAACGCATCGATGAGATGTTAGCAAACACAATAAGAGTGTGGCTTGATCACAAAGCACCGTTAGTTGTAACAGGATGGAACTGTAAAAGAGATGTATCACAAACCTGAGTGCTGGTCATGTGGACATGACTTGATATGGGGCGGTGACCACGACCAAGAAGATACAGATGGCAAGCAATACATTGAATCAAATCTGTCCTGCCCCAACTGTGATGCGTTTTATCTGTACTTTCAGCCTCTAGATTGCGATTCTGAGCGACCTGAAGGTAGTTAGACACGACCATCGCTGCTGAAGGCCCTGAGAATCGATGTTTTTATTTAGTAAAAACAACAGCTTGAGTTTGGGTATCTGATTCACATGCTACCTCTCCTTGGCAGCAATCATCGATTATCTGACCACATGTAACACATTGTTCGTGTCCGTGTACATAAACTGTCTTCAGATTACCCTGACACCGTGGGCAGCGGGGTGAGCAGTGTTCTTTACTCTCCATCTGCCAGTGCCCTCATGCGCGTTACCAAACGACGTGCGCGGTTCGGCACCTGCGTATACCACTTCGAGTCGACCATCTGATCGGCTGCTTCATTGAAGTTCCGTGCGTCTACCCCTGCCTTCATTCCGACAAACTTTGACAGGCGGGGATACCCCAGATTGAACATCATGTTTGCAATGATAAGCTGACATTCTTCTGGCAGGTCGTTCCAGTCTGGATACAGGCGGTGACAGTCCTCAAGTGTGACAGCAATATCCAACTTGAACACGTTGTCCACACGTTCTTGTTCAATGACTGTACCAACGGGTTTGCCGTATTCAGGGTCATCTTTCTTAATCAGGTGACCAATTCCGAAAGTTGGTAAATTTAAGTGGTCCAAATATATTTCGTACTTGCAGCCCTCATCAGAAGCAAGCTCCTGACGTAGCTGGTCTATGGTTGTTGATTTCATCCTAGCATCCTTTGTTGAATTTGTAGATTTTTCAGTATGTCTTCAGGTCCACTGCCTAGCAACGAAGGATCGAGGTTCGCGGTTCGAGGTGCGGGGGTCGCCATTTGGGCAGGTGCGACCCCCGCTTGCGCTGCCGCTGGAGGAGGGACGGCTGCTGCAATTGACTGTTCTTGAATCTGTGGCTCATCGACCAAAGACACGGGTATTTCTTTTGACCGTTCGCGTTCTTCGCGTCTTCTTAGTATAGAAAATTTCTTTTCTTTTCTTGATTGTCTTTGTATTGCGTACAGTTCTCTGGTTGGTATTTTACCACCAAATTCTTTTTGTCTTACGATTGCTTTTTTTAGTTCGTCTTTGTCAATCGCCTGTGGTTCAAAGATACCACCGTAAAGTTTCTTGTAGTTGGGTACGCCGTGTTCTCTTAAAGCCTGATATATTTCACCCTTTGACATACCAAGGGCCTTCATATCCTGAACTATCATGTACATTTGATTCTGTGCCAAAAACTTTCTTTCATTTGACAGGCGATATGCCTCCAATAGATTTTCTGGCTCAAGTTTATTCTGCACTCTAAGTGCCCTGTTGTATGGTGCTGATGCCTCTCGAATTGCTTTTTTATATTCGTAAGATGTGTACTTCATAATTTTGTTTGCTTCAACAGGTTGTTCCGTTACGCCTGTAAACAAACGTGCAATTTCATCTTCGGTTTCACGAATATTACCACGAGCGTCACGCCCATCTGGGGAAAGCATGGCTTCTAATAATCTGCTTTTTCTAACACCTAGTTCTCCACCTAGTTCTGGCAGCGGGGCTACCGTACCAACAAGCTGTTCTACAAAGCCGGGGTTGAATGCACTAGCTATATGAACAAAAGATTTAGCTGCTATATCGCCCCTGCTTTCACCGGGAAAATCACCGCTTGGACCCCTGTATATAACTCTTCCATCTTGTGTTTCACCGCCCCTAGAAGTTACATCAAGTATTCTTTCTGTGATAATGGATTCATCAAAAAACGGCGCGAACATTTCGTTATACACTTGTGCAGAGGCATCGCTAATTATTGTGCTTGCGTCTTTTCCTTCTAGCTGACCGTCGTTATAAGCTCTGATAAGACCGTTTCCAACTTTAGCCCAGTAACTATAAGGATTGATAAAATCATAATCTATGTAGCCTCTTGGCACGTTAACTTTTTTGCCATCAACTTCTTTTTCTTCAATTGATGTTATGATTAGATTATTGTTTTGACTCCACTCAGGCTGTGTTCTTGTTAATGCATCGTAAGCATCTTTGGTCACACCTGCACCGAGTCTAGCAAGTTCTGCTGTAGCAGGGCCAGCGACTGCTGCGGTTGTGGTAAATCCAACCAGTCGTCTAAGACCTATCTGCCTAACCGCAGGATTAGAAGATTGAAGTTCTTTGATAGCATACTCAAGTGTGTTAGCACTTGTGCGGATAATCTCAGCAGGAAAAGCTATAAAGTCACCAAGCGGTGCTTTACGAAGAAGACGAATTGCTTCAGGCACACGTTCATAGTTTGGCACCACATTCTTAACAATGTCTGCTGCGTATTCTTTGGCGTTTCTAAATCCAACACTACGAGCGTATTCGTCGGCTGCTGCTCTGCCTCCAAGTCCGCTTTCTAATTTACCAAGCTCAAACTCATAATTGTAAATCTTCCATACATCGTCCCCACCTTGATATGTCTGACGCATAAAGTTTGAAAAATCACCAACTGCCCCCGCCCCAGGAAGTCTAGATAATTTTTGTTTTGTTCTTGTTACCACACCAGCTTCACCGGGTCGTCTTTTAACAGCAACACCAAAAGAGTCTAGGTCTGTTTTTGCAACAGATCCTAAACCTTCTTCAAGAAGTGTTTCTATTTCTCTTATTTGTGCCTGCGTTCCAACAACGCCAAGTTCTTGGTATTCACGAAACTTAGCTGCGACTGCGTCATCCCCGCCTCTACTAATATCATTCCACACAGTTTTGAATGATTCCATCACAGACATATTACCCCTGCCAACATTACCTTGAGCAGCGGCAAACAATGCAGCAGAAGTAACATTTCGTATCTGTGTAATCGGGCTAAGAACTGTTTTTGCAAACTGCACCGAACCTTTACCAAACAAATACGCACCATATGTATACTTCATAGCAGGATGATCTTGAGCAAGTGTTAGTCTTGTAAGACCTCCTGTTCCATGCAGGTCTTTTCTTGCGTAAGTTCCTTGTAACGCGCCATATGA